TTATCACTCGCCAAATCATCACATTTGGTTGCGGTGATTTTGATGACAAGTGCGAGGAAGTCGAGAGTCTTCGCGCCCAAGGCAACAAGTTCTTGTATGTCAAGTGCGATAATGAGCGTGATCTCCTTGAGACGTTCGTTCGTTTTTACTCTGAGAATTATCCTGACATCATCACAGGTTGGAACTGCGACCTATTCGATATTGCGTATCTAATCTCTCGCGTTGAGCGTTTGTTCTGCTCCGAGGATGACACAACTATGAAGAAGAAGTTCTCTCCATGGGGACTTGTTCGTCGTAAGAATGTGACTATCATGGGTCGTGAACATGTCTCCTATGACATCACTGGTGTTGCCATCATTGACTACATCGATCTCTATAAGAAGTTTACCTATGTTCGTCGGGAAAGTTATAAACTCGACTACATCGGTGAGGTTGAACTTGGTCTTAAAAAGATGGAAAATCCATATGAGAGTTTCCGTGAATTTTATGTCAAGGACTGGCAGAAGTTTGTAGAGTATAACATTCGAGACGTTGAGATCGTTGATGCACTCGAGCACAAGATGAAGTTGATTGAACTGATTCTGACGATGGCATACGATGCTAAGTGTAACTTCAATGATGTGTTCTCTCAGGTTCGAACATGGGATTGTATCATCTACAATCACCTTCATAATCAGAATATCCAGATTCCTCAGAAGAAAGAGAGTCGTGGTCGACAGATTGAAGGTGCGTTTGTGCAGGAACCAAAACCTGGACAGTACGACTGGGTTGTGTCATTCGATGCGACCTCCCTGTATCCGTCAATCATTATGCAGTATAATCAGTCGCCCGAAACATTCGTCGAGGGTCATGTTAAAGACACGACAGTCAACGGATTGCTCGAAGGCAAGTATAATCTTGATGATCTACAGACCAACGATTACACCATGACTGCCAATGGTTATTGTTATACTCGAGAAAAGCAGGGTAAGTTTCCTGAGATTGTTCAGAAGTTCTTCGATGACCGACAGCGTTATAAGAAATTGATGATTGCTGCCGAGAAAGAATATGAAATTACTAAAGATTCTCGACTGAAGAATGACATCTCAAAGTATAACAACTTCCAGATGGCGAGAAAGATTCAGTTGAACTCGCTGTTCGGTGCGTGGGGTAACGAATACTTCCGTTATTATGACTCTCGTATTGCCGAGGGTATCACAATGACTGGTCAATATATTATTCGCAAAGTCGGCACAGCACTTGATGTTTATCTTAATAAAGTCGTAGGAACAAATGGACACAACTACTCTTTCTACAGTGATACTGATTCTTGTTATATTTCCTTGGACCCTCTTGTTCGTAAGTATTATAGCAATCTACCACGCGATAAACTCATTGACGTTCTCGATAAAATCTGCGAAGAGAAAATCACAGAGACGATCAACAAGAGTTGCGATGGACTTGCGGACTACACGAACGCATTTCAAAAGAAGATTATCTTCAAACGTGAAGCAATCGCAGAACGTGGTCTCTGGGTTGCGAAGAAAAGGTATGCACTCAACGTCTACGATAATGAAGGTGTCCGATACAAAGATCCGAAACTCAAGGTCATGGGTCTTGAGATCGTTCGTTCTTCCACTCCAGCACCTGTTCGAGAAAGTCTCAAGGAAGCAGTAAGACTGGCACTGACAACTGACGAGAAAACTCTACAGGGTTTTATCGAGCATACTCGCATCTTGTTCAACAAGTTTGAACCAGAGCAAATTGCATTCCCTCGTGGTGTGAATGGTCTTATGAAGTATACTTCTGGTGCAGACATCTATGCCAAGGGAACACCTATGCATGTTCGAGGTGCGTTAATGTATAACCACCTTTTGCGTAAGAATAAACTAGATAAGAAATATGAGTTGATTCAAGAAGGGGAAAAGATTAAGTTTCTCTACTTGAAGGAACCTAATCATATTCGAGAAAATTGTATCGCTTTTATTGGAAAGATTCCAAAAGAGCTTGACTTAGATAGGTATATAGACTATAATACAATGTTCGAGAAGAGTTTCTTGGAACCAATTAAACAAATTATCGAAGGTCTTGGTTGGCAGACCGAAGTAACCGCAACACTAGAGGATTTATTTACATGAGTGATTTAATTGATAGACTTAAAAAGAACAGCACAATCAAAGAGACTAATGTTCTCTCTCAGAGTAAGTTGTTCAGTACGAAAGATCTAATTCAGACTGCAGTTCCTGCACTGAACGTAGCACTTTCTGGTAAGTTAGACGGTGGTCTAACTCCAGGATTGACCATTTTTGCTGGTCCATCTAAGCACTTCAAGACTGCATTTGCAATGATGCTAGTCAAGAGTTTCTTGGATAAGTATGACGATGGTGTTGTCCTGTTCTATGACTCGGAGTTTGGTGCTCCGCAGTCGTACTTTGAGAACTTCGGTATTAACACCGATAAAATTATTCATACTCCCATCACTGACATTGAGCAGTTGAAGCATGATATTATGAAGCAGGTGAACGAACTTGAGCGTAAGGATCGTGTCATGATTGTCGTTGACTCAGTTGGCAATTTGGCATCGAAGAAGGAAGTAGACGATGCGCTTGACGGTAAGTCAGTCGCAGATATGACTCGTGCAAAGCAGATGAAGTCGTTGTTCCGTATGATTACTCCCCACCTTACCATCAAGGATATTCCTATGGTCGTGGTCAATCACACTTATATGGAAATTGGTATGTTCCCCAAGGCAATCGTCTCTGGTGGTACTGGCATCTATTACTCTGCCGATAACATCTTTATCATTGGTCGTCAGCAGGAAAAGACTGGTACCGAGGTAGTTGGTTATAACTTTATCATTAACGTCGAGAAGTCTCGTTATGTTCGTGAAAAGTCCAAGATTCCTATTGAAGTTACCTTCGAAGGTGGCATCAGTAAATGGTCTGGTCTACTAGACATGGCGCTCGAGTCAGGACACGTGGTTAAACCGAACAACGGTTGGTATCAGCGAGTTGGCGAAGAAAAGAAGTATCGCTTGAATGATACTTACAACAAAGAATTCTGGATGCCAGTTCTGACTGATCCAACGTTCGGCGAGTGGATTGAAGGTCGCTATCGCATGGCAGGTGGACAAATGATGGAGAATGAAAATGTGGACATTTCTGACGAAGATATTTCAGAAGACTACGAAAATCAAGATATGTAATCAATGTGGGGTCGTTCTGAAAAAGAATGACCCTGCCATGTGCCTTCATGGTATTGAAGAGGGTCTCGAGTATGAGATGTTTGTTTGTGAACCATGTTGCATTAGAATTGCAAATGAATATGATGAGATAGAGAATTTAAAAGTTGCAGAAGAAGATTAAAGTGTATGATTAATCTTCCATCTATTGAATACTATATAAGTTTTCATTGTAATTTAAAATGTGCGAACTGCAGTACTGGATCGCCATACCGCGACGAAGAATCTTTTGATCTTGAAAGTTTTAAACGAGATATGGACAATCTTTCGCAGTACATGCATGTTGGTGTTTTGCGTTTTATTGGTGGCGAACCAACACTTAATCCAGATATTACAGAATATTTGAAATATGCAAAGCAGAGTAATTTTTGTGATGTTACTGCCATCGTAACCAATGGAATAAACCTATTGTCTTTGTCAGATGAGTTTTATGATAATTGTGATATTGTTAGCATTAGTAAATATGAAAATGTGAACATAAACTATGACAAAATTCTTAACTATTTAGACGAGCGAGGAAAACGATGGAACTTTAACAACGTTATTAACCATCCAAAAAGTATGAGTGCTTGGAAAAAAGACCAAGTTGTAATAGATCGACAAAATGTAGATCTCGTAATAGGCGAGCAATTTCGTGTACTAGATCAATTCGAAGAACTAGACGAAGACACCGCACAAGCAGTATATACTTCTTGTTCCGGAAAAACCTATTATTCCACGTTCTTTGGTGGAAAATACTATCGGTGTGCAGTAAGTATTCATCGACCAGGATATTATAAAGCAATCGGTGTTCCGTTACCATATGATCTGAAAGAACTAGATGGTATATCAATCGACGAGCAGTTTACTGAGAAGTATACCGAGGCAATTAACAGTGAAAAAATTAACATAAATGCCTGTAGATTCTGTAAGGGGTTTGGTGATGCGCTGCCTGTAATCAATATACCACATCGACAATTGTCACGCGAAGAAATAAATGCGAAGAAAGTAAATTGAATATGCAAAAAATTGAAACAATCATCCTTAGTAAGTTGTTTTCTGATGAAGACTATGCTCGCAAGGTAATTCCATTCATAACACCAGAATATTTCCATGATACTTCCGAGCGCAAGATTTTCAATTATGCTAGAGAGTTTATCGAGAAGTATAATTCACTTCCGACAGTCGAAGCAATTGAAATCGTAGTGCAGAATGACCGTGGTATCAACGAAAATGAATTTAAAAACATCAATGAGAAACTGACACATCTTGATGATTCTCTTGATGTGAATGAGAAGTGGTTGCTTGAAGAGACTGAGAAGTTTTGTAAAGACAAGGCAGTCTATAATGCAATCATGAAGTCGATTCAGATTATCGATGGTGGAGACAAGGAGCATTCTCAGGATGGTATCCCTTCCATCTTACAGGAAGCATTGGGAATTTGCTTTGATAATAATGTCGGTCATGATTATCTAGATAATTCTGAGTCGCGGTTTGACTTCTATCACCGTGTTGAGAATAAGATGCCATTCGATCTTGAAATGTTCAACAAGATTACAGGTGGTGGTCTACCAAACAAGACTCTGAATATTGCACTTGCTGGTACTGGTGTGGGTAAGTCTTTGTTCATGTGTCACATGGCATCAGGAGCATTGGCGCAGGGTAAGAATGTTCTCTACATTACCATGGAAATGAGTGAAGAGAAGATTGCCGAGCGTATCGATGCGAACATGATGAATGTAAACATTGGTGAGTTGAAAGACCTTTCCCGTTCCATGTTTGATACTCGAATTGACAAAATTCGAAACAAGACTGAGGGTAAGTTGATCATCAAAGAATATCCAACTGCATCTGCACACGTTGGTCATTTCAAGGCGCTGCTAAACGAATTGATGTTGAAGCGAAACTTTGCTCCTGATATTGTGTTTGTCGATTATCTTAACATCTGTGCCTCGAGTAGATTCAAACCAGGAGCAGGTGTAAACTCTTATACATATGTGAAGGCAATCGCCGAAGAACTTCGTGGTTTCGCAGTTGAGTTTGATTTACCTGTTGTTTCTGCCACCCAAACTACTCGTGGTGGATATGCGAACAGTGACGTTGAACTGACTGATACCTCGGAATCATTTGGTTTGCCAGCAACTGCCGACTTGATGTTTGCCCTAATCTCGACAGAAGAACTTGAGAAGATGGGACAACTGATGGTCAAGCAGTTGAAAAATCGCTACAATGATCCAGGAATAAATAAGAGGTTCATGGTTGGTATCGATCGTGGTAAGATGCGTTTGTATGACCTAGAAGAATCTGCCCAAAAGGGAATTATGGATTCAGGTCAAGACGATCTGCCAGTGTTCGAGAAAACTACAATCGGTCAACGTCAACAGAGGGACTTTTCGAAGTTTAATTTCTAATGAATTTTATAGAATCATACCCCAATGCACTAAGTGCAGAAAAATGTAAACAGATTTGCGATGCCATGGACGTTATTATCTCACGTCCAGATCCAGGAACTGCCTGTATTCTATCGGATGATGCAAACAGAACAGACTGGAATATCTTTACTGGTAGATATGGGTCATTAAAGTTTTTTGAAGAATCTGTTGTCGATGCAGTACATGCAGGTTGGAGAAAATATAACAAACAATATGGTGCTGCTAGTCGAGCATTCTTAGAACTGTTTACTCCAGGTTGGAAATTCCAGAAATCAGAAACTGGTGGTGGATTCCACCAATGGCATACTGAACAAGGATCTGGAAAAAATAATCGAGGCAGGTTTGGTGTTTGGATGTTGTATCTGAACACTGTAGAAGAAGGTGGTAAGACAGAGTTTAAATTCCAAGATCTGGCAGTAAAACCAGAAGCAGGAACTTTGCTTATTTGGCCTGCAGCATATACCCATGTTCATCGTGCTGCACCCGATCTTGTCGGGAATAAGTATATCGCTACTGGATGGTTTGAATATCCAGAAAGATTAGATGTTCGATAAAAAACACTTGACTTTTTACAATAGATATAGTATAACAATAATTGACATTGGTGCCATAGCTCAGCTGGATAGAGCAAGAGCCTTCTAAGCTCTAGGTCGTAGGTTCGAATCCTACTGGCATCACCATTTTTAACTAGGGAATGAATAAATGACTGAACAAACAAATGAAGAACTGAATCTCAAGTTGGTTGCAACAACTGCACTATGGGCAAACTCTGCAACTGATGACATGCCACTTTGGAAAACTATTGGTGCCAAAGAATATATCATTGCTCGATTCGACGTCGAACCAACCCTTGAACAAATTGGTAAGGCATGTGAAGCAAAACGTCATCTGATCGAAACTCACACCAAGCAATTCCACGAAACTCTTTCTGGTTGGCAATTGTATCTTGACCAGAATGTTACTCATAATGAGTATCTGCAGTATAGTCTGACTGAGCAGATTGAATTTCCTGCAATCGACCTAACTGAAATTGATGCAACAGAAGAACTTCAACAGATTGTTGGATGAATCAATTTACAGTAATCCATACTTATTATAACGAACGTTCGCTTCTCGAGACACAACTCGAGAGGTGGAACGTATACAACACCCCGATCAAGATTATCCTAATCGACGATGGATCCCAAGAGGTTCCTGCCGAGGAAGTCTTGCGGGGTGTTTCATTTTCAGAGAACATAGATTTCTCTCTGTATAAAGTAACAGAAGATATCGGATTTAATAGTCATGGTTGTCGCAATCTTGGTGCACGATTAGCAAATACTGAATGGTTGGTATTCTTGGATATTGATTATACGATACAACCCTCTCATTTAATAAAGTTACAACGAGAATCCCTCGCCGAGAATACTTGGTATGAAATGAATGCAAAGTTTAACGGTCATGGAGATCCTTATGTGGCGCTGAATCAGTTTATCATACCAAAAAAACTTTATCTTGAATCTGGTGGATACGATGAATCATTTGTTCCATTTCATACTGGAGATAGAGAATTTCTGAGTAGACTTTCATCTAGTTATGATACCAAAAATCTAGAGTGGTTGAATCTAACTTGTCGTCGTGGTGGAAGAAAGGCAGTTATTGTTGACGATGCTGCTATTCCAGTATATGATGACGAGAAGATGATATTCTATACCAGAAAATTTGATCCAACTAATATTACACCGATCGAACAACGTATAAATTTTGATTGGGAGAGGGTTTTATGAACGCAATCACAATAGTGCATACATATTATAATGATGTAGAATTTTTAAAACAGGCAATAGAACACTGGAATACATTTACAACTCCAGTTTCAATTATTCTGATTGATGATGGTTCTAACAAATATCCTGCTTCCGATATTATTACTGCTGCTAAATTCAATGACAATCTTAACGTTTCATTTCTTGTTGTTGAAGAAGATATAGGGTTCAACAGTCATGGTTGCCGCAATCTTGGCGCATCAGTTGCTGAAACTGATTGGATAATTTTCTTAGATATAGATCATGCCATTACATCTGAAGACTTAATTAAACTTCAAACAATGAATTTGTCTATGGAAAAGTGGTATAGTTTTATCACGAGGCATAATGATATTACATTCCCATCATTAAATTCATTTATGTGCAGTAAAGAAATGTTTCACGCAGGTGGTGGGTATGACGAGTCATTTGTTCCACATCATTATGGAGACAGAGAATATCTTGACATGATGGATTCAAAATTCCCTCGGGAAGAATTGACTGATATTACCATTCAGTGTATGCGAGCAGGGCGTCGAGTATATTTTGATAATACATTATCTGCACCAATTTACGACAACGAAAAAATGTTGATGATTACTCCAAACTTCTATAGAGATAAAGTTATACACCATGATAAACAGATTAACTTCCCTTGGAAAAAAGTGTTTTAATAAATACTATGGTGATGCCAAACAATTACCAACGGTCTACTCGTAGTAATCACATTCTCTTAGCGAGAAAATATAATACAAGTCGGAGTAATTGTAAGGCATTTTTATTATAAATATGAGAGATACAATTGAACGGGAACACCATGTTATCATTTACCCAATATCTCTCTGAAGAAAAAAAACCTGCTGCTGGGATTCAACATATTGAACACCCGTCGGATAGATCATTCGATAATGCCGATGCAGCACATCATGCTCTGAAGACACTCCAAGGTGTCGCATCAGGCAAAACTCCTCTCACCCGTAAGATTGACGACAAGATGTCGTTCCATGCCATCCGCACCCCAGAAGGTAAGGTCGGTGTAAAGTACAAGGGTCCAGGAGCACACTATAATTTCTCCGCATCAGATATTGATAGACAACATGGTCACAAACCATATCTTGTTGGTCCGCTGAAGGCGCTCCATAAACATCTAGGTAAAGTTCTGCCAAAACACGCTGGTGAATATCAGGGTGGATATATGAGCGAACCGCATACTCGCGAAACCAAAGATGGACACATTTCCCACACTCCTAACACGATTCAGTATCACACTCCTGTTAGTGGTGAAGAAGGACAGAAACTCCAAAGGTCAAAAGTAAGCGCCACGGTTCATACAGAACTGAAGGGTGAACACAAGACTGCACATCCTATTACTGACACCTCACACTTCGGTTCGCACCCAGATGTTCACATGGTTCAGCACTTGGTAGCACCACATGAGCGCAACTTGTCGAGCGAAGTAAAGGCATCTGCTGATCATCACTTAACGCAAGCAGAAAAATTGATGAAGGATCACTCCTACCATCACCTCGACGGTCATGAGATTACTGCTCGTTCTTATATCAATAAGACAGTTACAAGTGAGGAAACTCCATCAGTTGCTGGATACAAGAAGCATCTTCAAGCAGTCCACCAGAAGAAGATTGACGCAGTTAAAACTGCTGCTGCTAAAGAGCGTAAGACTGCAACAATGCATGCTGACCTCTCGCATGTTACAAAGAACAAAGAACACTTCGCTAAGTCATTTGAGATCCATCATCATCTTCAACAAGCAACCAATCATCTAGCACGTGGTCTTGATTCTTCTGGTGGCGGTGGATTCCACACAAAGATTAATGGCAAGGCAGCAGGTGGTGAAGGTTACGTTGCAAACGGACTAAAGGTTGTTGACCGCGAAGGATTCTCTAAGGCGAATCGTGAACGCAGCGCCATCCTGAGAGCAGGCAAGGGTAAAAAATGAGCGAAGTCCATCACCACATTACACAGGGGAGAATGAACCCTCCTACTGTTGGTCACGAAGCAGTTGTCAATCAGGTTCGTAAGACAGCAGGTGAACATGGACACACTATCATTCTCACTGGCAGTCATGATTCCAAAAAGAATCCTCTGACACCTGAACAAAAGTTAAAGCATGCCAAGCGTGCATTCCCTGGAGCAAATGTTAAACTTGCCACCAAAGAATCACCAACAATGCTTCACCATCTTTCGAATCTACACAAGTCGGGTGTGACGCACCTTCACTTGCACGTGGGTTCCGATCGTGCGCACGAATTTCATACGCTGATCCATAAATATAATGGTGTTGAAGGTAAACATGGTTACTTCAACTTCAAGGGTATCAAGATCCACAAGGTCGGCGGAGAACGTTCTGATGCAGACACTGGAGTCGGTGGTGCATCTGCTACCAAGATGCGTCATCATGCCTCTGTTGGTAACGAAAAAGAATTCCATAAGATGGCACCAAGTGCCATGTCAACAAAGCATAAGCACGAACTCTATAAAGACGTTCGCCATGGTATGGGTATCCACGAGTCACTATCATTCAAAACATTTCTAGGACTGTAAGATGGGTAAATTTCTAATAGATATGATGTCAGACAATGGCAATCCATCGACTAAACGTATGATTGCAGTTGTTGCTACTATTCTTGTTGCCATTGGTTATATTGCAAATCTATTCTGGGATTTCACAATTGAAGAGTTTATCTTTAATGGTGTAATGTATATTGTTATCGGTACTCTTGGCATTACAGGCGTGGAGAAGTTTGCGCCCAAGAAACCAACTAAGAAGTCAGAAGAAGAATAAGGAATTAAATATGTTTGGTATGATCCCGTTACCATATAAGTTACTGGCAGGTGTTGCCTTAATACTTGGTGTTTTTGTTTATGGATACATGAAGGGATCTGCTTATGCTGATGCAGAACTACAAAGATTTGCTGCAAAGAATGCAACATTAGTAGCAGATATGGAAAAGAAAAACTCTGAGATCTCCACTGAAGTGGTGACTCAGTATGTAGACAGAACCAATACAATCAAGGAAAAAGAATATGTATATCGCGACATTATCAAAGAAAATGTTCCTACTCAGCATGTTATGTCTAACGGTTGGGTGTTCGCGCACGACTCTAGTGCCACTGCCAGTGATGCCGACCCCACCAGAAGTTCTGATGCGTCCCCCTCTGGAATTACAGACACTACAGCCCTCCTCGGCATCATCGGAAACTACTCCAGATGCCAGCAAAACGCCGAGCAATTAATTGCGCTTCAGAAATGGATTGCTGACAACAAAGAGGCAGTCGATGCAGTGAACGAAAAAAATTCAAAGAAGAAGAAATAATGGCTTACAATTTTTTCCCAACATCTGAGGAAGATATCGATTCCACTCTTAAGACCAAACCTAAAGCGTATCGTGATAATTGTAAGGCGGTATTTAAATTTCTGCGTAAAAAATACGCAACAATTGCCACTCCGATTAACATTGATGTTGACCGAGGACCAATCAATGTCGTTCGTGCCATTAAAGGTTCTCTTACCGAGCAGCAAATCTTAACTCAGTCTGGAGTTAAGCAACCATTTAAGGTAAAATTTGGAGATGGATCTTCTGGTAACAGAGGCGCTGCAAATCGCGGTAATGCATTTGAAGAGGAATTCACCCAAGCATTAAAAGACTGGCGAGCAGGTGAAACTACTGGTATGGATCGAATGGTGCTAGAAACCATCGAGGGTCTAGATAAAACTTATGGTATTGGACAAGGTTCTGATTTCAAGGTTGATGCGGTTGGTGGTGAAAATACCAAAAGACCGTTGTCATTTATTGGTGGAATTAAATTGACCAATACTAAGGGGGTTGGTAACGATATTGGTGCTGCAGTAACTGATATTACTGTTACATGGAAAGATAAGAATAAAATTGCACAAACATTATTTCTCAGTTTGAAATTTGAGAGTACTGTTACATTCTTTAATGTTGGCGTTCAAACTATTCTTACTAAGAATGAAATACAAACAGGTTCAATTACAAATAAAGATGGACAGGCACTGTTGGACTTGTTTAAGATTGACCATAAAAAATTCTGCGACATTTTTAACGGGACTGGTAAAGGCGAGATTGTGCCAGTAGTTTCTCCTAATCTACTTAAATTAAAGACTCTACTTGAATCTGGTATTGGGTATGGATACCACGTTATCCATAAATTTCCTGGAAAAATTAAATCATATAAAGTCGATGAAGTCTATATGCGATCTGGTGCAAATGCTCTGTCGCAAACTATCTACTATGGTGGTAAAGGTGGAAGGGGCAAAAGAATTGATATTGTGATTGACAGTCCCAAATATGAATTCAAATTAAACATTCGAGATTCACAGGGGAAAGAAGGGTTTCCATCTCGTTTGATGTGCGATTTCAAATACAAGCAGTAATTATTATAAATATAGCAAACGACTGGAGAGTAACCCAAACATGAAAAATGATTCACCACCATGGCAAGAAGATCCTAAAAACCCGACTCGTCGATCAGGCGAGAAGCGTAAGGATAAGTATGGCAACGAGATTAAGAACGTTGCCAAGCACCTTGCACGCAAGGCGATGAATGCTGTCAAGGAATCGGTCAATAAGAATGCAGCAGTTGCAAAAAAAGCAGGTGCCAAACTAAAGATGGATCCAGATACTGGAACACCTGATCATTTCACTGCCGCCCTAAGACGCAAAAAGGGTCTTGATGAAGCAGACTCTATGAAGCATCCTAGAGAGGGATTCCCAGAAGAGGGTGACTATGGTTACCACCCAAATCCTGGTATGAAACCACAGGAGAGCGATTCAGACAAAGATATGGATGTGGCATACAAGAAAGCAACTGAGAAAGAAGCTCGCAAACCATTGAATGCAAAGATTATCGAACATGACAATTGCGGAACTCCAGAGTGCTGCGGTCAATGTGATACAGCAGAACTTGACGAAGCACTGACTCGTGTTACCTCAGGTAACAAAGGTTACGGATACCATGGTACTGTAGAAGCACGCGACGATGCTGAGAAAGATAAGAGATATTCTGCCATGCATCGTTATGCTAAGAAACTAGTGGGTGCTGCTGGACATCTTTCTGATGCAAAGAAACCAAACGTAATGGTCAAGCACTTCCTTGATTCTGCGCATGGTCGTCATATTGCTGACAATCCAACTGATAAAAACATCACTAGCAGATTCTCTGAATTTAAAAAGAAATATAAACCAGAGATGCACGAAGAAGTTGAAATTGATGAAGGTGTGACTAATCCAGAAATCAAGAAAGCATATGCTGATCTTATAAAAACTCCTGGTGGTTCTTCTGAGCGTAAATCTGCTATTCGTCGTTACAAGAGTCTTCGTCAGAATGCTGTCAAGGAAGAATCAGAACTCGAAGAAAAGCGTGGACTGTGGGATAACATTCATGCCAAGCGTAAGCGCATTAAAGCAGGATCGGGTGAGCGTATGCGCAAACCTGGATCTGAGGGTGCACCTACTGCGGCAGCACTGAAGGCATCACAGACTGAAGAAGCGCATGGCATGTGGAAGGTAGACTTCCCTAAGCAACATGCTGGTAAGGCAGTCGCTGCTGGTTCTGTTCACGTTAAGGCGCAGAACACTGCTCATGCTCACAAGGTTGCTGCAAAGAGAGTTGGCGTTGATCACAAGGTGTTCAAGTCGAAGGTAACTAAGTCGAGCATTCTTCCAGAAGAAGTCGAAGGTAAGGTCTACTCTGTCCATGTCAAGGGCGATAGTAAAGATCACAACTCACCAGAGTTTAAAAAGCATCTAAAGGGGTGGGGTGGTGAACTACACTACATTTCTGATAAAGGCGCTGCATATAAATTCAAAAAAGGGTATCAGGCAACTGGATTCCATCATGGTGTTAAGTCTGGATTTAAAAGTCTTGATTCGGAACACGATGGTCATGTTAACGAAGAAACTCTGACGGAAATTTCTGCTAAGGGGGTTTCTGCTAGGGACGAATTTAGACAAAAAATCCAACGTGCTATGTCAGACCCTGCAAATATTGCACGTGCTAAAAAAGTTATTGCAAGAAAAAAGGCGAAGGCGAAAGAGGCAGCTGCTAATGAACCAAAGAATCTGGTTCACCAACTTCATAAGTCTCAGTCGATTAATGCCAAGGTAAAGTTCTATGATGGTAAGGAACATGAGATTGCTCCTAACCATCACGACAAATTTATGAACAAGTATCATGGTCTGAAGTCGTCGATCGAAAAGGAATCATTAATCAAGCGTGCACATAAGTCGCATGAAGATTTCCTTAAAGCAATCCACGAAGAATTTGCTGACTTCAGTCAGGAAAAACCTAACACAGATTCTATCACTCCTGCTAACTATCCAACTCCACCAGTCCGCGATGATATAACGGACTACAATAGCGACGATCGTCACGATGAATATGATATGGTCGCAATCGAAAATGATGTTGCTGCCCAGATCGAAAACTCTGAGTGGGAAGATCTAGTTTTCTATTATGACGATGAAGATCTAAACTACGAAGATTCCGATGAAGATATCGCTGAGGGTATTACTCCACAAGGTCGTCTGAAGAAGCGTTTCAATATGATGCGTAGTAAATCACGTCGTAACATGGCAAGAAACCTTGCACTGAAGCGTGTCGCGACTCCTGATCGTATTAAGTCAAGATCTGTTCGCGCTGCTCGTAACATGGTTTATAGCAGAGTCCTCCGTGGTCGTGACCGTTCTACACTCTCTGCTACTGAGAAAACAAGAATTGAAGGAATGGTAAAGCGCATGGCGCCAATGGTCGGTAGACTTTCCCTTCGCCTTCAACAAAAAGAACGTATGATCGACCGCAAGAGAATCAACAATAGAAATAAAAGAAAGAAAAAGTAATGCTTTCGTTTTTTGATTATCTTGCCGAAAAGGAATGCACCTGTTGGACTGGTTACAAACGCAAACCAGGAACTAAACCGTGTGCACAAGGTTCGTGCATTAAAGAGGCAGCAGTTGATGGTAAGGGACATAAGTCCTCTACTGGCGGACTCACACAAAAAGGTCGTGACTACTATAACAGACAGTCTGGTGGTAATCTAAAGGCACCTGTAACCACTCCTCCCTCTAAGTTGAAGGCAGGTAGTAAAGCAGCGAATCGTCGCAAGTCTTTCTGTGCTAGAATGTCTGGTGTAGAAGGTCCAATGAAAGATGAGAAGGGTCGTCCGACTCGCAAGGCACTAGCACTACGTAAATGGAATTGTTGATATGGATGAATTACAGACATCAATGAAGGTGGTTCTTGCGAATACATATGCAATGTATTTTAAGGCACATGGTTTTCACTGGAATGTAGAAGGTAAAGACTTCTCCCAGATGCATGATTTCTTTGCTGGCATTTACGAAGAACTATTTGCTACGATCGACAAGATTGCGGAAGAGATTCGAGCACTCGATGAGTATGCTCCGTATAATATGACCGAATTGGCATCTATGACTACAATCAAAGAGTCAAATATTTACGGTGTTGATGTCTCAGGAATGCTTGCAGATCTTATTACTGCTAATGCCTCGGTAATTGAAGCATTAAATGCTGCACATAAATTGGCGGATGCAGATAGCAATCGCGGTCTGGTAAACCTTATTGAAGAGCGTCTCGATGTTCATGCTAAACATGCATGGATGCTACGGGCAACCTCTAAATAATATAAATATAGAAAAGATTAGAGGAATATCAAATGAGTCTAGAGCAAACAATTAAAGATACTATCATTGCTGAATCGCAAGACTTGGATGGTCGTCTTCAGCAACTAGTTCGTGCTGGTCTGATGCCATCAAATACAATTCCTGTTCTTCGTAAGGCAATTGCGAAGGTGCAAGGTGGTATGACACTTCAGGGCGCAGAACGTGATGTCATGGCAAACTTCATTAACTCGATGATGTTCATTGTTCTCGGCGACGATTCAATCTTTAATAAGGCACGTGCTGGTGCTAAGACTTATGCTACTGAAGCAAAAGAAAAGCAAGAGTATGATTACGAAGGCGACATGGCAATGTCCCAACTAAAGTCAATCATTGCCAACTCGCAGCGTATGCATGACTCGTTGAGTGAAGATACAAATCTTCCTGAGTGGGTTCAGTCGAAGATTACTCTTGCTGAAGATTATATCTCAACTGCTGCTAACTATCTCCAAGGTGAGGTGAACGAAGAGCAGATCGACGAACTGTCAAAGAAGACTATGGGTTCTTATGTCAAGAAAGCATCAGGCGCTGAGCAACCAAAGAATGTAATGTCACCAAAGAATGTTCCTTTGACAAAGATTGCTGCATACCAAGGCGACAGCGAAACAGGACACTTCGGTAAGAGATTCAACCAAGCAACTTATGATAAAGCAGAGCGTCTCCGTAAGAATCGTGAGACAGGCATCAAGAGAGCAGTTGATAAAATTACCAAGGAAGAAGTCGAACAGGTCGATGAACTCTCAAAGGCAACACTGAAGTCATACGGCAACAAGGCATCTGATCAGGTTCGTGACTATGTGACAGATAAGTCAACTTCATTCAAAGCTTCAATGAATAACATGAAAAGAGAAAAGGGTCTTCAATCTCTTCAGAAAAGAAAAACTAATGAAGAAGTCGAACAGGTCGATGAGATCTCGAAGGCAACAATGGGTCGCTATATTAACAAGGCAAAAGACTCGATTGACAACACATCATATAGAAGCGGTATAAAAGATGGAACAGCGATTTCTTCATCGACTCCATATAAATCAAATAATCCGCTAGAGAAAAAACTCACAAAGCGCCATAAGGGTATTTCAATGGCAGTCAAGAAACTGACTAAAGAAGATATTGATACAGCAAAGTCGATGCACGAGTCATACAAAATGAAGTTCGATGCTGCTCTAGAACATTATAACATCAAGTCTCCCTCGGAACTTGGTGAAGAAAAGAGAAAAGAATTTTTCAACCACGTAGATCAAGAATTTAAAAAGGGAGACAATTAATGTCCGCATGGGGTAAATCAGATAATAAATCATCAGATGGTACGGTAACTCTTACTGCGCCATCTATCACATTCAATGGCGCCACAGGTCACGCTGCTGGCGTTTATACTTCAGCAGGTCATCCATTCCAACTTGGTGATCCTGTTGTTTATTCAAACGGCGGAGGAACTTCGGTCGTTGGTCTAACATCTGGTAACACATACTATGTTACTAATGTAACAGCAAACACTTTCATGGTTGCTGCTACAGAGGCGGATGCACTGCACAATTTCCCAACCACAATCGCATCAACCGATGGTATTGGCACTTCACATACATTCACACTACCACTTGCATTTGGTCGTGGAACTCTAACGGGTACTAACAGCACCATATTTACTGAAGAACTGTTTGTCGGTGACATTGTTCGCGCTTCGGCAACGGGTGGCAATCAGGAAATGATTGTAATCGCAGTTACTAGCGATACACTTGCTACTGTAATTAACGCGAATCCAGGTACGACTCTGACTGCATTTGCTGATGATGAGAGTTATAGAATCCACGAGAAACCAACCTTTGTTTCTTCTGTTGCGACAACTGACTTCGAATCAACACAAGTATTCGGTGTAAGAAGCGACGAAATCCATGGTGACCAAACAGGTGGTTATATTTCGGCAGTTGCTCTAATTCAGGGTGGTGCTGGATACGTTGAAGTTCCTGGTGTTTCGTTCTCTGGTGGCGGCGGCGCTGATGCTGAAGCAACAGCAACAATCGCGGATGGCGTAGTTACTGCAATCGCAGTAACAAACAACGGTTCGTCATATGAAACTGCTCCAACAGTTACTGTTGCTGGTCCTGTTCTAACTCTACCAACAAGCACAGTCAGTCCAACATTCGACTACATCCAATATACTGCGCACGGTCAAGCACAGGGCGCTGCTCTAAAATACCAAGATGGCGGTGGCACTGCTGCTAGTGGTCTGACTGATAACACAACTTACTACGTTTCTACTATCGGTCTAAGTGCTAACGCATTACGCCTGGCATCTTCGTCAGTCCTTTCTGCTGGTACTACACTTGGTACTGTTGCTATTTCAGGCACAGGTGGTCAATTCACTTGCGCGAATGCGACTCTTGCTACAGGTGACCGTGTTCAGATTACAGGAACTCTTGGTGGCACTGGTTCGATTACTGGTTACACAACTGGAACAGTATATAAGGTGTCGGCAGTAACTGGAACATCTCCGAGTGTGACAGGGTTCACGCTAACAGATGAAGAAGGTGGTGCAATTGTTACAACTGCTGGTACTCCAACTGGTCTGACTTACAAGGCAGGAACTCTGGTTAACATTTCCGGAACTGGTAATAATGCTCAGTATCTAGAAATTGTTGCAGGAACTACTGCGACTGCTAATGCTGCTCTTGGTGTAAACCAAGGTATTGATGAGGCAGAATCTGGTGCTGTTGCTCACACTGGTTGGGTGCATCGCAAGGTTCTAACTGGTGCTCATGCTGGTCGTATCCAGTATGAAGTTCTAGTTGCACTTTCGAAGAACGGCATCACTAGCGATGCTTCTGATGATATTGCGTTCCCAGAGGACTAATAAATGGCAGATAGCAAACTTGTCGCACTAACAACAGCGTCATCGCTTGTTGCTACAGACTTGATGTATGTTGTTAAACCAGCAACATCTCCATATGATCACAAGGTAAGTGTTGCTAATCTGTTTGGTGGTATTCCAGTTCCTGTAGTTCTGGAAGACGATCTGATTCTTGGTGGCGCTGTGCAGACAATGACTTCTGCTGGCGCCATCAGTATCGCTTCACTGGTAACAAAGATTACTTCGCCTGATGGTGCAGGGACTCTTTCTATCGTAGATGGAACTGACGGGCAGATTAAAGTTGTTGTAATGACAAGTAATACTGGTGGTCATGCTCTAACAATCAATGATAATATTGGTCATTCTTCAATTGTTTTCAATTCAGCGGGTGATACTGCAACGTTGATGTGCTTGACTGGAAGATGGTATTTCATTGGAGGCACAGCAACGGTAACATAATATGAATGTATTGAATGAAGAAACTTTTTTAATGTTCGCAATTAAACACTATGATAGTCCTGGATGCACTGGTATTTCGGATTTACAGGAAGATTTAAAGCGGTTTGTTTATCTTCGAAGATTGTTGACGCGATATCAAAATACTAATGTTTTAAACGATCGTCTTATTATAAATCATTTGTTGGTTCTATATAATGTGTTCAATCAAGCAGCGACAGATATGATTGTCTATAAACTTTCGGATCTAATGCCTCTGATTAAACCGTTTCTGTTGTTCTTAAATCGAATGACAGAAGATGAGTTACCAGATGTCTTTATGGATCAGACGATCGTTAACAAGTTAAGAGGGATTTAATGGCCAGGTTTGTCGATGCACTGATAACATACCGCATTTTACGTATGTTGACGACTTCATTTACCGAGACAGATGCATATCGTCTCGGTATCATCGATGCACATGGTAATGTCCTGAAGAGAGAACAGGATCTTGCAACGGAAGAAGAAAGAGAATCATACAGTCTCCTTCACCGTATGGTCTTTAAGTTGAAGCGAATCATAGAAAAAGTTCCATTTGCGAATAGTAAGTTTCTTTCTTTCGCTGCTGCTATTGCACTTGTTAAGGAAAACGTCGAATACGACGAGGATATCCTAGAAGAAATTCTTTATATGACAATGGAACACGAAGAAACTAAATCTATTGCAGAACAATTGGAATTGAATACAATGTTGTCATTTAAAGACTATGTTACTGAAGAAGGCATGGGCGTCGCTGGTGGTGCTATTGCTGGTATCGGTATAAATAATCCAAGTATTCCAAACCAAGCGGAACCTGGAGTTTCTAAGGCTGCTCAGAAGAAGTGGCGTAAAAAGAATAAAATTATAAGAAGGAAATAATTCCCATGAATTTGTCAAATTTTTTCTCATCACCACCGATTGAATCGCTGGAACAACTTGAACTCGAGAAGGGCAAAGTCCAACTTACCATTATGAAGATGGTAACGATTGTTCTAGCATCTATCATGTTAGCAGTTGTATTCATCTTCCTTATTGGCATGTTCATGCCAAACGATCTAATCGATAATAATGAGATCTTTAAGATTATTGGTCCTGCGTTCTCGATGATTATTGGTGCTTTTGTTGGTGCTTTTGCAACGATGATGGGCATGAAGGTCACTGAGTTTGATCCAAATGTTAAGGTTCAGGAACTTGGTAAGACTGACTATAAGCATCTTGCTGAGGCGCACACTGAACACGCCAAAGCAGAGTCGATCGAAGCAGATACTGAAATCAAACTAATGGCTGCTATCGATAAGTATAAAGACAGCGACGACGACTTCGGTCCATTTTAAGGGGTAAGATAATGACACAACTAACTGAACATTTTACTCTCGCAGAAATGATTGTATCGCCAACCGCAAAGCGTCTTGGCATTCCTAACACACCAACTGCTGAACATATTGAGAACATGCGTTACTGCTGTGAAAAGATTCTCGAACCTGTTCGTGCCAAGTTTGGTCCAGTAACAATCAACTCTTCGTATCGTGCACCACTTGTCAATAAGGCAGTTGGTGGATCTGCTACTTCCCAGCACGTTAATGGTCAAGCAATTGACTTTGAAGTAAAGGGTGTTGACAATAAGAAGGTTGCTGACTGGGTTGCTGACAATCTAGAGTTTGACCAAGTCATCCTAGAATTCTATGCTGCTGGTGATAAGAACTCTGGTTGGGTCCATGCTTCCATTAAGAAGGAAGGCGGAAACCGCAAGCAGCGTCTGGTTGCTACCAAGTCTAAGGCAGGTGGAACAAAGTATACTCCTGTTAAAGATTTCGATCCATCGACTACTAGAGAAGCAGGTGCTCCTGCCGTTCAAGCAGTCGCGCAGGTTGCTAAGGCAGCAGTCCAAGCACCAACTGTTGCTGGTCTTGGACCAATGGCAGCACTTCAAACTAAGTGCGGTATTACTGCCGATGGTAAGTGGGGTCCAGGAACATTCAAGGCAGCAAGAGATTACTACAAGTTGTCGACAGCTGGTGCTGCTCACTTCTTCGGACAGTGCGCACACGAGTCGGGTGGTTTCAAGGTATTCCAAGAGAACCTGAACTACTCAGACAAGGGTCTGAACGGTATCTTCAAGAAGTATTTCCCAACAATCGCATCGACTGCAGGGTATGCTCGCAAACCAGAGAAGATTGCTAACAAGGTCTATGCTAATCGTATGGGCAATGGTCCAGAGTCATCGGGTGATGGATGGAAATTCCGTGGACGTGGTCCGATCCAGTTAACTGGTAAGAGCAACTACACTCAATTCGCCCAAGACATCGGTCGCCCAGACGTTCTAACAGATCCAGATATCGTCGCAACTGAACTCGCATTCGAATCAGCACTATGGTTCTTCAACAAGAACGGTCTGTTCGCAATCGCGGGTAAGGGTGTATCTGATGCAGTCATCGGTCAGATTACTCGTCGTGTAAATGGTGGTACGCATGGTCTAGATGACCGCATTAAGAAAACCAAACAATTCGCAGCATGGGGATAAGAATATGCTTAATCAAATCAAAGACGCACTAAAGAAACTTTTCGGTTTTGTTGACACTAACAAGGATGGCAAGGTCGATCTTGCTGAGATTACTGCAGCAGTTGACAAGGCAGAAGACAAGTTTGAAGAAGTTAAAGCAGTTGTCAAAAAAGCACGTAAACCAAAGGCAAAGTAATTGGAATCTTTGGAAACAAAAGTCGCGGTAATCGAACACGATCTGAAGCAAATTCAGGTCGTGTTCAGTCGTCTCGACCTTGCCATCGAAAAGATTGGTGATGTTTCCAACTGCATCAATAAGATGCTCGCTGTCCATGACACCAAACTCGATGCGCAAGAAACAGTCAACGAAGATATCTACACGAGTTTAGAAGTGCATAGACAAGAAACCAAGGAAAGTAACGCCGAGTTACATTCGCGTATCACGACAACCACTCGTGAACTCGAGGCAAAAATTCAGTCGACTGAAGACAAGATGCTTGCTGCTATCAGGGATCTTAAAGGTTCAGTTGATAAAGAAGAAGAAAAACATAAAAATCGTATTGACAAATTGGAAAAAACCAAGTATATTATGATTGGTGGTGGTATCGTTCTTGGTGCTATCATTACCAAGATACTTCCAATGCTTATGAAATTTATTCAATAAAAGCCTTTACTTCTCCGATGAAATCGGGTATAACTATATTATGAGTTTATATATTGATATCAAGTATCTCCATTCGGTTTCGTATCGTCTCGAGAACTTCAAGAAAAAATCACAAGATCTATATAACTGCAGGTGTCCTCTCTGCGGCGACTCACAGCGTAATAAGCGCAAGGCGCGAGGATACTTCTATCGCGGGAAGAACGATCTGTATTACAAGTGCCATAAATGTGGCGCGAGTCATCACTTCGGAACCTTCCTGAAGAACTTCGATTCAAATCTTTATAGTCAATATGTCGTAGAGCGTTATGCCGATGGCGCTCATAATAAGACATCACACAAGACTGTAGAATCAGTTCTCAAGTTTGAAGAACCGAAGTTTGCCAAGAAACCTGAACCCAAACTACTCGACTCGATTATGGATCGACTTGACACACTACCAGATGATCATGAGGTAATCCAATATGTTACTGACCGCAAAATCCCTCGCTCTGCTTTTGATCGGTTGTATTTCATTCCTAATGTTAAAGACGTGGTTCAACTTAATGCTAAATACAAAGATTCGATCATCACAACTGAACCGAGACTCGCGATTCCTTTTCTTGATGGCGCTGGTAAACTACTTGTTGTTAGTCTTCGTGGAATCAGAGGTGAGTCATTACGGTATATCAATGTTAAGGTAGATGAAGATGCACCATCGATTTTCGGTTTGGATCAAATCGATCCTACAAAAGAAGTACTCGTCGTCGAAGGACCCCTTGACTCCCTTTTTCTGGATAATTCTATCGCTTGTGCTGGAACGTCATTCGGAAAAATCGACCAACTCCCGATACCGAAAGAAAAAATAACAATTATTTTCGACAACCAACCTAAAAACAGAGACGTTGGTAAGTTGATGAATAAGTATATTGATATGGGGTATAAGATGGTCATCTGGCCAGATGTTCCAGGAAAAGATATTAATGAAATGATTGAAAATGGATTGACTTCTGGTGAAATCCAGAGTATTATAAATGATAATACGTTTCAAGGTCTATCAGCAAAGGCAAAGTATGCCATGTGGAGGAAAGTATGAGCGAATTGGTCGCTAATGAATATGGCGTAGAAATCCGTCATACCAGAATTACAAAGTTGCGTATTCATCGAACAGACGATATGTGGTTGGTCGAATACCGACGCGAACCTCGCTGGTTTCTTGGTCTCGACCGATGGTGGTGGTTCGATGATGGCAGGTATGCAAATTATGCCGATGCAACTGACCGTGTAGACCATCTATTGGGCATTGGTTTCGTAAGCAAGGCACAGTTCCAGACTGTCAAAGAATTTGAAGTCGAGTAATGCTTTATACTGGATCGGGAAACATCCCAAATCATATTTACTGCTGGGTGCAATCATCATTCATTCGTAAAGATGTAGAACCTTATATCTTTGAACCCTGCGTTTGGTTTGCATTACATTCAAAACCTGGACATTCATGGGGTTGCCATGTGATGTTGGAATGTGGTGCAGTCTACCGTGGCGTTCCTCCGCATGCTCTGGCATTTTCTGTAGAACCAGAACCATTTTGGAGACTTGATGATACACAGGTATGGGATTGTTATGGTGATCAATTCTCAGTTGTCAGTTATGATTATCTAAACACCCAGCGAGCAGAGATACGGAGCACTGGAGAGTTTGGTCGCTATCTGTTTACTGCCATTCCGATGAACGATGGTTACAGTATGCATCCATCGCAGTCTAAGGAGTTTATGTTTATAGAACTAGACAATGGCAGACTGTGTATCATGCCAACAAATGAACTACGGTTCCACGACAAGTCATTTACCGAGGGTGATTGGCCGACTAATATTAAACTGAATACAAAATCATGGAGAGTTGAATGAAAGATGATATTAAACATGTGCTTCGGAAGCATTTTCAAGCACACATTGAAAAGCATGCAATGAACGTGCGTGTTATGATGAATAACCCAATGGCAATTCATGAGCATACTGACTTCATGGGTGCGATTGAACTAGAACTTGGTCATATCGCTGAATACAAAGACAAGTTGGAAGCATTGGAAAACATTTAATGAGTGAAGTAAACCTAGTAAGTCTGTCGAAACCTTCTGCCTACACAGAATGTAATACTGCTAATGAACTTGTTGCATGGGCAGCAAGAGTATCTAATCCGTCAAACCAAAACAACACCGCAACAGCACCTAAACTGGTTCAGTATCTTATTAAGAACCAACACTGGTCACCACTGGAGATGGTCCATGTCGCAATGGAAATTAAAACAACACGAGATATTGCCCGCCAGATTTTGCGGCATAGTTCTTTCAGATTCCAAGAGTACAGTCAGCGTTACGCCGATCCAACCAAGGATCTGGGATTTGTTGTACGGGAAGCACGTCTGCAGGATGCCAAGAACAGACAGAACTCAGTAGAAGTTGAAGATAGCGAACTTGCTGGAGAGTGGGATTTGAAACAACGAACCTTAACTCATGCTGCGGTAGATGCTTATGAGTGGGCAATTGAAAATGGTATCGCCAAGGAACAGGCACGTGCTGTTCTCCCTGAAGGTCTAACAGAATCAACTATCATCATGGCAGGTTCGCTTCGGTCATGGGTTCACTACTGTCAGTTGCGCATGGATAAGGCGACTCAAAAGGAACACCGTATCGTTGCAGTGCAGTGCTGGGATATAATTGCCCATCACTTCCCTGATGTCAAGGCAGCTCTAGATAGCATGGCAGCACAAGCAGAGTTTGAAAGAAAACTCCCGTGAGAATTCTACTAACTGGACATGAAGGGTTTATCGGTAGGAATGCGCTTCGTATTCTTTCTAAGAATCACACTGTAATTCCATACGAGGGAGATATTCGTGAATGGAAGATGACAGAGTCTTACGGGAACCCAGATGTTGTTCTACACCTAGCAGCACTCGCTGGTGTTCGCAAAAGTTGGGACGATCCAGAAGGTTATTGGGAAACTAATGTGACTGCATCGAATCGCATCTTTAGATGGGCAGAGATTAATCGGGTAAAGGTAATCTATGCATCTTCCTCCTCAATTTATGAGTGGTGGAAAAATCCATATGCTACCAGCAAAAAGGCGATGGAAGAACTTGCGCCATATACCTCAATTGGTATGAGATTCCATACAGTTTA